TGCTCTCATGGCAACTTGTTTAAATTACAACTGCGAGGCTCTTGGCGATCACGAAGTAGCAACGCTCACCTGTAAAGGCCCACGCCCAGCAGGTATCTCCGAGGTAGTCCTCATCCTTTGCGGTAACGACCTTACCGATCCTTCAGATGGTACTGAAGTAAACGCTCTTATCGCTGCTGGCGATGCTAAATTGGTTCAACAGATCCGCATGGGTATTGGTCAGGGTGAGTCAACCTTGTCTCCAAAGACCACTGCTTGCGGTCTGCCTCAGACCCTTTACATTACCTATTCAGGCAACATCATTGACTATTCTTGGAACACTACCAACTTTGACTTCTGGACAACTTTGGCAAGTGGTTACACTGTAGCAGGTGCCATCGCTCGCCTTTGCCCAAAGACTGGTTTCGACGATGAGTCAGTTTACTTGGATGGTGAAATCGCCTTCACTGGTGGTGCCATCATCACTGACACTGATGAGGAGCCTGCTCGCTTCGAGTTGACCTTCACTTACAAGGGCAACATCAGCTTGATTCCTACCCCAACAGGAGTATTTAGCGCATAATCAGTGGAACTATGACCAGAGGCATTTTGCTGATGGCGTGGGGAAAAAGAGGCTATGGATTCATGGCTCATAACCTCGCAGTATCCATCAAGCACCACAGCCCTGGCATACCCATCCACCTTATAGCTACCGATCGCGTTCTGAAGGAAGTCACCGACCGCTCGATGTTTGACACCATTGAGACATTGGCTGATGATCCTTCAGACCCCGGTAGGTATAAAGCCGATATTTACGATTTAACACCGTTTGACTCCACGCTGTTCTTGGATGTCGATGGTATTTGCATGCAGCCTGTCGAACCTTTGTTTGATAGGCTTGATGCTTCAGGGGCATGGTATGCGACCTTCATCAATGAGGTTTATGACATCAATAGCCCTAACATTCTGCCTCAGATGTGGTGGGCTTATAGACAAGATATTTGGGAACATTGTGGCTTTGACCATCAGACCAAGTTCCCAGCGACCCAATCAAGCATCCAATACATTCGCAAGTCTGATAAGACAGCCGAGATGTATCGGATATTCAAAGCTGAGATGGACAACCCCATACCTTTGGAGAGGCTTCGCAACAAGTGGGGAGGGGGTCAACCTGATGAGCTTTATCTGAATATCGCCTTGGCAAGGATGGGAGAATGGCACCATATAGGTGAGACTTCCATGTACTTCGGCAACACGGCAGCCAAGCGACCCCATGAGCTGGCTCAAGTCTATACATTCCTGAGTTTATTCGGCAACCGTTCCAACATCAAGCCGATGTATTGGGACTATTACGACAGGGCTTTGATGAAGATGCAAGCCCAGAGAGGGCAGCGACATATCTTTAAGGGTCATCTTTTAAAGTCTGATAAGATTGCCAACATCAGCTCGCCTAAGACTAGAGTCATGGCTCCGACCATTGCCAAGATTGGCGATAACAAACGGACCAAGCTTCCAGGAAAGGTGGCTTTATTTACTCAATACTTTGAGCAAAAGTTTGCGGACAGGCAGCGTGAACTGAGGCAGGTCATGCAGCTCAACTGCGATTGTCCAAGCATAGATGTCATTTATAATCTTGGAACGCCTTGGAATCATCCAAAGGTGGTAAATGTGGAAGGTTATGACCGTGCGACTTACACGGATTATATAAGTTTCATGCAATCAGTTGAGGCGGATTACTACATTCTGACCAATGCCGATATTTATCTAACCACCGAGATTGAGGATATTAAATCGCTCAAAATGGATCAAAGCGTATTATGCCTGAGTCGCTGGGATGTGCTTCACAACGGCAATGCCAAGCTATTCGATTACGAGTGGACTCAAGACACTTGGATATGGAAAGGCAAGCCTAAAACGCTTAAGAATGTGGATTTCACAATGGGGCTGCCTGCCTGTGACAATCGCCTGGCTTATGAGATTGCGCAAGCTGGATTGAAGCCCATCAACCCAAGCAAGGATATCAAGACCTATCATCTGCATTTATCCAATAAGCGAAGCTATACGGAACGCCATAGATTGGAAGGTCCGACCTTGCCACTTGCTCCAACCAAGTCGGATTTGTATCGCAAGAAGAGGCTACTCATTAACCAACCAGGTAAGGTTGGGGATATCATCTGCGTTCTACCAATTGCCAATTGGTACCATGAGCGTGGATTTGATGTATTTTGGCACTGTCCAAAGCAATACCACAAGCTCTTTGATTATGTTGATTATGCCATACCGGTGGAAACGGTCCGAGGCAATTATGATAAGGTCATTGACTTGAGTTTCGGTTTGGACCAAAAAAGTCCAATCCACATGCAATGGATCAAGGAGCGGAGGAACTTGGACAGCTTTGTCATTTATAAATACCGATTGGCAGGAGTTCCATTGAGCGAATTGAGAAACCTTAAATACAAACGAAATGAAATATCTGAAATGGCCCTTTATGATGCTTTGGGAATTGATAGTAGTAGGCCTTACCATGTTATTCACAGCAGTAGTGACTACGGCAGTCCTGCTGATATTCTGGTTACAGACTCTGTGGTCAAGTTTGAAAAGGTGGGCGATTACAGTATTTTCGATTGGCGCAAAGTCCTAGAAACCGCTACCTCCATCCATTGCATAGATTCGAGCTTGGCGAACTTTGTCGATGCCATTGATACAAATGCCGAGCTTCATTACTATATTACAGACAAGGTTCCGCATCAATCCGATAGGACCATACTGACTAAAAACTGGCAACGATATGATATGGCAAGAGTTTGATATAACTTTAAGCGATAAGAAGCTTGATGAGATGGGAATTGATAAGTTCACAGACTCCAAAGCCATGGTGGCATTGGATAATGTCTATTCATTCCATAAATCCTATAACGATAACAATGATGAGGTGGTATTGATCATGTTCATCAATGGAGATTCAATGCAGGTGAATTGCTCATACGAAACCATGAAAAAAATAATGAAATGCAGATAGCACAGCACCTGATGCCGAATGGCATGGGAGCGCACAATGACTTCAGAGATGCCATCACCAACCTCATCCGAACCAAGAAGCTTCAGCGAATCATTGAGACTGGCAGCTATCTCGGTGAGGGTACTACTCAAGCCATCGCTGATGCTTTGGTGGGAGATGAGCAAGTCTGGAGTATCGAGGTTAATCCGAGGCATTACGAAATCGCTCGAAAGCGTCATCGCAATACGCCCATTAACTTCCTGCTTGGGCTTTCTATTGGGCGTTCTGATATCCCCACTTCTGTTACTTTCGATGTGCCTGATCACATTGTCATTGATCATTTGGACCATAACCGAGAGCTACTTTACAAACAGGAAATAAACTTCAAGGGAGCTGATGGATTGCTTCATTATGTCTTGGCCAAGCTTGACTTCAAGCCTGATTTAGTTATCCTTGACAGCGCAGGCCACATGGGATTACAGGAGTTCAGATATCTGATGGATCGCGTGGAACCAGGCTTCTATTTGGCCTTGGATGATACCAACCATGTCAAGCATTACCAAACATGTGAAAGCCTCAAGACCGTGGATTGTGACCTAATTTGGTCAACAGACCAGGGCTTTGGCAGTCGCATTTATTATATCAAATGAGGTACGCCTTAACCATAGTTTACAACGCCAAGCACCATCTGCTTCACAAGGACTTTGCCGAGCGCATGGTTTCCATGTTCGACAAGTGGGTGAATGTGGAGGGCTTCAGCAGGAATGGTGGCTCAACGGCGTGGTGTACTTCAATTAGACCTTTATCGCAATCCAACGATGGAACAATTGAGACTTGTCAAAATTTGGCAAGTCAATATCCGACAAAAGTCTTATTTGCCACATCCCAAACAGGATGGCCTAGCAAGGATGCGCAGGTAAACAAAGGAATCGAATTACTACAAGGCAATCCTGATGGATGGCTTTGGCAGGTGGATGCCGATGAGCATTGGACTGAATCGGACTTGACCGAGGCTGAAACTATGCTTGGTAGTGGCTCAAATACTGCTGGAGGCTTTCAATTTTATCATTATCTTTGCAAGGATAGCGATGGCAGACAGTTGGTGGGGAAAGGATCTTGGGGCGATGGCATTAGTACACGATTGTGGTGGTGGCATGGACAGAAGTTCATTACCCACGAACCACCAATCATGGAAGGGCAGGATGGCTACAAGGTCTTACCGCAAAAGTATCATCACTACTCCTATTACTTTGAGCAAGATGTTGAATTCAAAAGCAAGTATTATAAAGGTTACAGGCCAGTGTTGCAAAATTGGCAACAGTTGCGCCGCAGCCGATATAACTATCCCATACCTGCCAAGACATTGCTCGGAACAGGCACAACGGTTGACCTCACTAACTCTTATATAACTACACTATCATGAAAGGATGTTCATCTTGCGGAGGTAGTAAGCCTAGGACTAGGCCGAAGCCACCCACTAAACCCAAGTTCTAATGTTGACCCCTGAGCAGTTATCCTATTTGGTCGATGAATTGACATCGATACGCAATAAAGGGCAGAAGTCCAAAGGAATCACCTTGTTTCGGCAGGATGATGACCATGGCCACCACTTGCCTAGTTATTATCCTGGTTACAACCTATCGGCTAAATGGCTCGATCAAATCAGGATACATGCTCAGAAAGGGGTATTCCCCTACGAACTATTCGCCAAGAACGCGCCAAATCAGACTCCCAAGGAGTATGAATATGTGAAGGCGAACTTCAAGCAGACCACTCTCCAAGTGTTCAAAGACATGGTTGATACCTATGGCCGAGCTTACCATGAGAATAACTGGAGCATCACCTACACGCCTGATGCAGATCAGTATGTCAACACCGATACTACCCTAGCGCGTTACCTAGACTCCGAGTTCCCGGAATATGGCAGCTTGGATCAATTCGTGTTCACCTTCCTGCCTCCATTGAAGCTCATGGATGCAATGGGAGTGGTGGTGGTGATGCCGTATGAACTTGACACGGTTGAGATTGAAGGCGAGGAAGTGCTTAACCCAGATGCCTTGGTTGAGCCTTACACCAAGTTCTACCATACTACTCGCGTGCTGGCTTATGATGAGGAATATGCGGTGATAGAAAGCGAAGAGCGCAGCGAGGTTGAGTACAATAACAAGATGGTCATGGATGGGATGGTTTATCTCATTTTTGATGACCAATGGATATACAAGGCCATCCAAGTAGGAAAGAAGGTTGACAATCAATTCGAGATAATCGAATGGTTCAACCACGCCACTGGAATGGTTCCTGTTAAGCGCGTGGATGGTATCAGCATCCAAATCGATGAGACCATGATGCAACAGTCTCCGTTCCTATACGCTACTGATGTATTGGATGAGGTTCTGTTGGATGCCGCTTTGCTTCGTGGAATCAAGCCGACCTGCACCTATCCTTACCGAGTCATGATTGGCGATCCTTGTCAGTTCCAAATCAAGGTGGATGGCGAGAATCTGACCTGTGATGGTGGCTGGCATTACCGAATGGATGGTGGCAAGTCGATGTGTCCAGAATGTAACGGCTCAGGATTGAAGGACAGAATCAGTCCTTATGGAACCTTGCTCATAAAGCCTCAGACCAATACTTCCCAAGGCGATAACATCAGCCCTGATTCAGCTATATTCTACGCAGCTCCATCCACTGAAACGCCTCGATTTCTGCGTGAGGAGATTGCCCATAACATGAACCAAGCCTATGAGATTCTACACCTCAAGAAAACCAATAACAAGGTCCAAGGCGGTGAAGGCATCACAGCTACCGAGGCGGCATCTGACCAAAAGGCACTCATCGCTGGAATCAAACAGAACTGTATGCAGCTGTTTGATATGTACCAATGGTGCATCGATATGGTTGGATTGATGCGATATGGTGAGAATTATCGACAGCCTACTATCAAGCGACCTGTGAATTATGATTTCTACCTTGAATCGGATTATTTGGCTCAGATCAATGAAGCCATCATGGCCAAGCAGCCTCCATTCGTTATTCAGTCTATCATCTATAAATACTTGCAGACTCTTTATTATCCTGATGTGCAAGGCCAGCAGATATTCAGTTTGATCAGTCAGGCTGACCGACTCTTGACCATGACCTTGGATGAGATAAATCTTAAGCTTTCCAAAGGCTTGGTGGATAAATGGGAAGTGGTCCTGCATGATTCGGCAATTAACTTGGTTAATACTTTGATGATGGAGAATCCTGCATTCTTTGAGCAGGACTTCGATACTCAGTTGGCTCAATTGGTGGAGCGTGCCAAAAATATCGCAGCCAATATCCAGTTAACTACCGCTGCTCCTTTCAACGCTCAATCCTTAGTTAGCAACATAGTAGCAGGCATCTAATGGCAACGATTAGTGAGCTGATAGCTGAGAAAACGCGGCGGCTCACCACCGTTCCAGATGAGTATTTAACTCAGGTAGAGATAGCCCAGAAGAAGCTATTCCCACAGATTGTGGACATACTTCGGCAGCTCACTGTTGACTCGGCAGGTAATTTGGTTTTGAATAGTTCCAACCTTGCCTTGGCTTCCGATGTGAAGCAATTGGTGCAGCAGATTCTTTCCGATTCGGAATACATCACGGCGGTTAGTGAGTATGCCAAGCAGATGGGTGAACAAGCGAAAGTCAGTAATGACTTATTCGCCAAGACTTTTGATGATTTCACTCCCAGACCTGTAAGTCAACAACTGCTGAGAACCACCCAGCGAAACGCGGTTGACTTGCTTGTCAATGCCATCGGAAACCAACGCTTCGCCGATGTGGTTCGAGAGAATATCGAAACCGCCATCAGCTCCAATGCAGGTTTCACGGAAACGGTCAGGCAGCTTCAGACCATTGTCACTGGTGATGAGGAAGTCGATGGAAAGCTTTTGCAGTATAACAAGCAGATTGCCCATGATACCTTCGCCATTGCCGATAGGAATTATACCAGTGCGGTCAGTGAGGAATTGGAAGCTGAATGGTTCTTTTATTCGGGCAGTGAGATAGAAACCACAAGACCGTTCTGCTCAAATAGGCATAATAAATATTTTTACTACAAAGAGATTGAAGATTGGCCGACCTCAGATTATAGTGGTGGTGGAGTAAGCAGTGGTCAATGGACAGGCCAAATACCTGGAACAAATTCCAAGACCATCTATTCCTATGCCGGTGGTTACAACTGCCGACACTCGATTATACCTGTATCGATTCGCAGAGTGCCTGAAACTGTGGTTAGGGAAGCCATACAAAAGTGGGGTTTTGAACCCACTCAGACCGAGGCTGATTTGCTTGGATTATAAAAGCCGCCTTACGGGGCGGCCAATCACAAACAACCAAACGGAACAAATATATTACTTTTTTCTTCTGATGCTGATTTGGTCAAAGCATAGCAATGCCAAACATAGCATGAATAGGCAATATGATAGTATCATGTGATGATCCACCACCAAATGATAACGCAAGCCGTTACTACTATGGGCCAGAAACATCCATCAAATTTATCCTTGATATATTTCATATCACAATTATAATCATAAAATAGTATCTTTGTTACTTATATTTGCATAAAAATCACCCCTTTATGAACCATCTAAAGAAAGCAACAAGCATGAAGACAGGTCGGGTGGCCATGCTTCCACCATCCATCTACAACAATCCTGCTCGCATGGCATCGGGTGGATGGGTGCTTATTGAAACGCCACCAAGAGAAATCGTGCAGGTAAGCGAGAACAGATATGTGATTCTTGAAACCAATCAGACAGCTCCAGCTGAGCCGACTGTTGATACCCTAACATCGGAGCAACCGACATCCGAAGAACCAAAGAAGAAAAGTCGGAAACCAAAACAAACTACAAATGATAGACCTGAAGCAGCTGAATGAGTTCGCAGGAATCGAAGCGGAAAACTTCGACCAATTCAAGGAGCAATTCCAACAAAAGTTCGTACTTAAAGAAAATGTGGTCAAGGATCCTGACCTGACATCAGCCATCACTGGCAAGGTGATGGGAAGCCAAATGACCAAGATCAGGCAGATGTTCAAGGAGGAAGGCATTGAAATCACCGAAGAGGAAACCAAGACCATCAAAAAGAATGAGGAACTGTTTGCTCTTGGCATGAACAAGCTGAAGGGAACCTATATAAACCAAATCGAAGATGTCAAAAAATCCTCCGCACTTGGATCAGATGAACGGTTACGCGAATACGAAACGCGTATCCAAAAAATTGAGAAAGAAAAAAACGACATCAAAGCAGCTTGGAA